AGGTGTACCGGCTGGAGCGACTGCCCCTACGATCATGGCTAGAGCTCCAGCGCGTGCGCTACGTAGACGTCGGAGAGGACCCGGTCCTCAGATTGGAAATGGAGGCCGGATCACTCTCTCCAGGGACGAGCTTCTCGTCCAGGTTGTCACGACTGCGTCGACAACTGAGTCGGTTAAGGGATTGGAGCTTAAGCCCTCTGCGGGGCTTATGCCCTTCCTGTTTCGGCTAGCCTCGTGTTATCAGAGGATACGCTGGGTCAGGATGGCAATCCTGTGGAAACCCGCAGTTGGTACTAATACGAATGGTATCATCTCCTATGGTGTGGCTTTCAATAATCAGTCGATTAAGTCCCGTGCTGGAGTGCTCTCGTTGACCCCCTGCTGCGACCATGCGGTCTGGCAGGGGACTGGTGCCCCCCTGGTGATTCCCGCGGACATGTTGATGTCCCGGAAGTGGTATGTGTTAAATGCGACAGGAGAGGGTAAGTTCGACGAGTCTGTAGGAACCTTCTATTTCGGCCTGACCCATGACTCAGAAGGGGCTGCGAAGTCCCGGGGTGAGTTTTGGGTGCGATATTCAGTCGCGATGGAAGGGACGAATGAGGCATAGCAATTAGTGGAGAGTGTGCAGGTGAGCTCTCCTATTATTAATAAGGAGAAGGAGTACCGGACCTGGTTTGACGATAGCCAGCCCCCGGAGCGCAAGTTTTGGAAGATAGAGCCCCTGCCTGAGTTTCGGCCAGGGGACCCTCTGACTGTCATGGAATCGAAATGGGTCCATGACGGGGAGATTTATGTACCATCTGCCCCTGCATTATATAGGGGTCAGCTCCCGTATACAGATGCTATAATCACGGTTCCCGGAGGACAGGATTGGACGAAGCAGAAGATAGAGATGGCCGTTCCGTTGCCAGAATTAGTTAGGGCTTTTGGCTCTCCTGCGGTCGTTCGGTTCTCTGTTGAGATAAATACGCTCAACAAAGGGCTGAAAGTGGGCCCCGACGGAGGCTTTAATATTG